GGGGAGGCGGATTGGGGTTTAACCCATGTGAGTACTTCCGCTGGTCTACACACGGGGTATGGTCATCGGCTCTTTCTGCTATCACACCGGTAAGTGAAGGCAATAGACGGTACAAATAAACCAACACGCCACCGTCCACGGAGTGTTGGAGTCAAGATTTTTAGAGTGCGGAGCCGCGCATGATGGCGTGAGCAGCCGGGGTGCCGACGTACACAGGCAAGCTGGCGATGGTGGCCAGCTCTTGTTCAAGCCGTTGTACGACGTGCACGCCGACATGCCACGCCCGCGCTAAGTCGGTGTAGGTGTCCTCATTCGCTCGAAGCGCCCCTGTGGGTCGCCCAAGAGTCGAACAATACCCACGCCAACCTTCTGAGAACTCGTCCCACTCTTTCTTGCACACAGCAAGGTCGACATCTGACATTTGCACTCGTGTGAGCTGCCCATAAACGGGAACGTGTGCGAGCGCGGTGTTCCAACCATATGCGACTCCAGCAGCATGTTCCCTTGGGTGCTTTGGTCTTACGCGTGCCCAGCCAAACGTGTTGAAGAACCTGTGGGGTTGAGGTGCCATTGTATGAACGACCGAATTGGTTGAAACGTTCACGACTCTTATGGGGTTGCACCCTAGAAAGTCCGCATTTGCACTGTTGCGGGTGTTTTTGAATTTGAGGATGAACCCCAAAGAGCGTGTGTACTGCCTGATCGAAGCGTCGAGGTAACCATGGTCTCCACAGATGGCGACGACTGAGTCATCCCCTGCAAACGCCCCATGGTAATCTGTTCGCTTTAAGAATTGGTCGAACATGGCGGTGTCATAAAGGGCATACTGAAGTCGGCTCCCAATGAATCCCTGTGCTTGGAGCCAAGCTCGAAAAGTCCCAAAAGTGGAGAACACTGCGTTCAGGACGGTGTTCATAAGCGTGGTCCACACTGCTCCGCTTGCCATGCCTTTAGACAACTCAAACTTTCCCACACCTTGCCACGTGAGTTTTTGCGGGAAGATCTTTGAAAAGGTGTCTATGTGAGCGGGATCCTGGTAGAGGCCCATTTTGTGTACGAATTTAAAATAAAAAGCGTGGGCTTCGGCTCCAGAAGACAAGTCCATGAGTGAGTAGTCTCCGGTGAAATAGTTTCTGTCGGAGTTTTGCGGGTGCATGTCATAGAATGCGCCAACCTCGTGATTGCGACGACCTGCGCCCAAGAAGATTGGGTGGTCGCCACTCCACACTTTGCACAAGTGCTTGTACGCTATGCACGTATCAGGTCCGAAGAGCGCGTCTACAACCTGCGTTCCAAAGTATCGGAGCATTCGTGGACAAAGGGCGGAACTGTTTGCGGTGACGTGCTCGTCATTGTCTCTCGGTTGTAAAGGCGGGAATGCATTTTGTTTCACGAGAGTTTCGCTGTGTTTTTGACTGAGCTCTCGCTTTAACATGCCGGTCAAAACCATGTCTTCGCTCGTAACACCTTGTCGCAGCAATTTGTTTATGCCGTCATGCTTCTTTTGGCGTTTGGCCTTGCCTTGAAAACTGTCGGCCCAACCGCGCATCATCGCAACGGCTCGTTGAGTGCGATAGTTCTTGATACCTTTGGGACACTTGCCGGGAACCAACCGATCCCAATGTCTTTCCATGAGATACCAAAGCTCCCGCCACATATTACGATTGGGTTCCGGCGCACAAGCGAGGAGTCGACTATTGATGGTCGCTTCTCGCGTCGCACGACAATCGTCGGCGGCGATTGGCACGCCAGGAAACACGATTCCAAT